GGATCCGTACTTGCGCGCACTCCGAGGCGGCAATCATTGCGCTTCCGCAGGCGGCGAAGGTGGTGACCAGTGCCAATACTTAGCGTCGGTGATCTGGCACAGTCATGGGACAACAACCAAGTCTGGCGGCAGCACTGGCATAAGACAGCGTCACCGACTGTTACTGGTTCGGGGTTCTGGCTTGACCTCTCAATGTCTGCCGGGACGCCTAAATACAACCCGTATGTAGGCAATGCTCTAGAATTCACCCCGCTGGTAGGTGCCAGCAACAACGGCATCAACTGCGGTCTTGGGGGTGATTCCTACATTCTGAGATACGCTATTGGTGGTGGTGGCGTCGGTAGTGGTATCTGGCCTGGCAATGCGCTGCTGTTGGACTATGTTGGTTTTTATCCGTTGGTGGATATGGACTCGACCGATGTCCAGATCATGGACAACACCAATTACGCAACACGTTACACAGGTGGTATGCGGCTGATGGTGGTGACCACTATCCCCCAGACCGCGCCATCTCCGACTGAAGTCAGACTGACTTACGAGGCCAGCAACGGCACTCAGGCAGTAACCCGATTTTGGATCAATGCGATGAACGTAGCGGGGAACATCAACGTGTTTTCCAGCGTCACGGGTGCAGGCTCTGGTTTTGCTTGTCCGTTTGTGCCGCTGGTGTTCGGGACATTGGATGTTCAGAAGGTAATCAATATTGAGGTGACAGGTTCCAGCGGGGGTTTTTGCGCATTGGTACTTGTTAAACCAATTCTTGAAGTGCCAGTGTACGACACGATTACAACCTATGAACTTGACCTGCCGCGCAACCGAATCCCGCCATTTGTTCCTAATGGGGCTTACTTAAACCATATTGTGTGCCCGATCACGAACGGAACGGTCTCAGGTATCTCACGCGGTCATATTGTCTTTGCGAGGAATTAAAACATGGGCTTTGCATCTTACGACGATCTTATCAATCAAGTGACCACCAACTCAAAAATCTGGGTGCAGCCGTGGAATCGTATTACGCCAACGGTGATGGCCGCAGGCCGGTGGTATGACCTTTTCCTCGGAGCAAGCGACCGAGGGCAGGGGTATCACGGGAACCACGTTCAGAACTGGGGCTTTGACTCCGCTGCTAACTGGACTGCCGGAACGGGCTGGGCTTGGGGTGTCACAGGTGTTTTTACTAAAGCCGCTGGCACTGCGTCCAACCTCACTCAGACCTCCGGGATCACCCTAGAAAACGGGGTGACCTATACCGTAATTATAACGACCTCTGGCGTTACTGCGGGACAGATTCAGATTCAGCTTGGTGGCGGCACGGCAGGCACGGCGATCACGACCAGCACCACGACTACGCAAGCGGTGACGGCTGGAGCAACGCAGGATATTGCCATCGTTGCCAGCTCTACTTTTGCTGGATCGGTGGACAACTTTATTGTGATCGCTGGCCCAATCAACGGTCAGTCGCCAAGATTTGCTCCGTATAGCGCCACGCAGCAAGGCTCCATCTGGCCTGGTGATCTCATCAGCGGGACGGCAACCAAGCACCTGCTGACGATGAGCGCACAGACCGCAGGCGCGACCACGGTTCCGATCACGCTTTTGCTGGTTGATCTCTTGGGTTGTTATGCAAGGATCGACGGCAACACAGGTACGGCGATCACGCTTGCGAACAGCTTGACGCTTCCAAGATACACCACAGGCACGGGGGTGATGGCTTACTCGGTGGTGGCCCCAGCTACTACGGGAGCAAGTGCGCATAATATGCAGATGACCTACACCAACCAAGCCAACGTCAATACAAGAAACCTGCCGCAAACCGTGGCCGCTACAGCGTCGGCGGTGAACAGTCATATCTATCACTCCGGCACGGCAGCGAACAACATTGGCCCATTCCTACCGCTTCAGGCTGGTGATACTGGGATTCGATCTGTCCAGACATGGCAACAGACGGCGGCGAACGGCACGGCAAGCACCTTTACCAATCTGGTATTGTGCAAACCGATTATGGAATTGCAGGTTACAACGCAGTTCCTGTTGGCTGAAAGGGATATGCTCAACCAGTTCCCCTCACTGCCGATGATTCAGGAGGCTGCTGCAACCAGCAATCCCTGTTTGTCGTGGTTGGCTTACGCCGGTGCTGCGACCCCAGCCAACACCAACTTCTTCGGCGTTAATCGCTATGCTTGGGGCGGCTAATGCTCCGGTTTAACGGCCAAAGTCCTACCAGCGCCAACGGAGCGTTTTCGGCGTTTCCGGGGCGCAACTATGGGACGGTGAGCGGGGTTACCCTACAGACGCGGATGATCCCGCTGTGGTACGCAGGACGCGCTCAGACTAGCGCATTCGGTGAGTTTGCAGGCCAGCCTGATGGCACGAGTCATCCGGTTTCCTGGCTGATGCCGTTGCAGTCTGGGCGTATCTCCGCAAGGCTTATCGGTGCGACGTTTACGGTCAACAACCTGAATGTCGTTGCTGGCCGAAACCTTGACGGCTCGGCAGTCATTACCTTTACCGTCGGCCCGTCCCAGCTAGACCTGATCGTCTCTGCCGTAGGTAGCTCAAGCGTAACCTTCACCGCCAGCGGTACTCTGCTGGTCGCTCTGAACGCCGAAGGCTCTGCCACGCTAAACTTCACCGTTGGGCCGTCGACGCTCGGTGCAGAGGCTGGGCTGTTTGGGTCATCGACGGTCACGGTAACGCTCACGGGGACGATGCTGGGGCAGGGGAATCTAGCAGGGAACATCACTCCGTTTACCGAACTCTCCCCGCAAAACCTCGCAGCGGCGGTCTGGTCTGCACTCGCGGCTGATTACAACGTGACCGATACGATGGGTAACAAGCTCAACCTCGCATCGTCCGGCGGGGTGGATTACGCAGCTCTGGCGGCGGCTGTTCTGGCGGCCGCGCAGACCAACCCGATCCACGCTGACACCAAGCGGATGAATGGCGCGACTGTGAACGGCACAGGGATACCGTCTGACCTCTGGCGAGGGACGCCGTGAATGCTGCGTTTTCGTCCGGATCATTCTCGACTCAATCGTTCAGCGTTCTGGCGTTCGCGTTCGAGGATCAAAAGAAGCCTGGCGGAAGCAGCGGATACGACGATTGGAGCGAAAGACACGCAGCAGCCATGCGGCTTGCGCGGATGGATCAGCAAGACTTGTTGGACATCGTGACCATCTTAGGCTTTATCGACATCGACGAGTTGTGACATGGAATCAGCACTGCGAAACCTTCAGCGGGAAAGGATGAACGCAAGGCGGGCGAGGATCGGCATGGAGCCGTTCGTTCCGCAAGCTCCGACGAAAACAGCAGGCCAGGCAATGGCCGATATGCTGGGTGGTATGGCTGTGCCGTTATCAGCGGTTCCCGTTGCGGGTGACATCGCTGGACTGGCTGCCGATGCTGCTATGTACGCCACAAGGCCGGAGGAGAGGACTCTCGGCAACGCCGCGCTGACCTTGGCTGGGGTGTTGCCTTTTGTGCCGGGAGCATCAACGGCAAGAGCGGCAGAGAAGGCTTTAGATATGTCTCAGGCTGCTAGGATGCAGAGGGCAAATGAATTTGGAGGGCAAGCCAATTGGTATAGAGGAAGCGCAATGGATGAAGGAGGTGAATTGTCCAAGAAATTCCTTGGAGAAAACACTAATTCGCCAAGTGCTAGGCGCGGATTCTTTTTTGCCAGCAATCCAGAAACCGCATCGTCGCCAAGTTATGCAACGATGTCGCATGATGTACTAAGCGATTATGTACGGGCAAGATTTAAACAGTTGACTGGAAAAAACAATCCTCCCGAAGACAGTATGCAGGCATGGAAATATCTAATAGAAGAAGTGCCACAACCGATTGTTGATGAAAAAGTAAAAAAAGGTTTTGATGCGTTATATAACACTGACTACCAACTAAAAAACGAAATGGAAGAAACTCTTATTGGACACATTAAGAACTTAATAGAAAGGGATGATGGCGAAAAATTTGCAAAGGCTATCAATGGTGTTTTGCGCTACAAAGATGACTCTGGCATGGGAATAGGTGAAGTGTCAGACGAACTCAAAAATATGGTGTTTAAATACATTCCAGAAATAAAAAGATTTACAGATGCTATAAACGAAAGCGATTATATCTATCGCGCATTACAAGCATCGTCGAGACTTTTTCCTGCATGGGCGAGGGGTGGTGAGGGAGATGGGATATTGTCGGATTCCATTTTTGATAATGCAAATTTGGGAGCAAATGTTGGGAAATTCAAATTAAATATGCAAAACCCATACATACATGACATGGGAGGAAGTGGGTATAGAGAGGTTAGCTACGATGAGATACTGGCTAACGCATTGGCTGGGGGGCATGATTCGGCAATCATAAAAAATACTTATGATGGCGGGGATCAAATGACTGACATTGGTGTGGTTTTTGAACCCAATCAAGCCAGGTCAATCAACGCCGCCTTCGACCCAGCCAAGCGCAATTCAGCAAACCTTATGGCAGGCATAGCTGTTGCTCCAATTGGGGTTTCAGCATTACGGGCGCTGATTCCGCAGGAAAATCAAGAATAGTGTTCCGCTATTGTGTCGCCGCGCAAACGGTGATATTTTGAAGGAAAGGCACTCGGCCTACTCCGAGGCGTTCGTCGGGCACACGACCCTATTCGTGGCATCTACCTTAAGGGGCAATCATGAGCAAGCTGCAACCAGAAGACGGTGGGTATTTGATCGAGCAAGACGAGATCGAAAAGACGCCAGAACCTGAAGATCAGGAAAAACCGGAGGATATTCCGGCACCTGACTCCGAACCAGCACCGGATAGTGCCAATTCCACGCACGAAAAACCTGTGGAGTTTACTGAGGAACAGCAACGAATCTTCAACGAAGCTGTCGGAAAGAAAGTCTTTAAGCTCCGCGAAAAGGAGCGAGAAGCCGAAGCTCTCCGAAAGCGTCTCGAGGAACTCGAAGCGAAAATTCCCCAGCAAGGAAGGCCAGCAGTCCCGGATGCGCCAGACCCGTTTGCACTCTCTGATACAGAGTACAGGCAGAAACTGGTTCAGCGGGATCAGGCCATCCGCGAGGCTGCGGCTTGGGAGGCACAACAGCAGGCACTGCAATGGCAGCGCCAGCAGGCCGACCTAGAGCAGCAACGACGGCAGCAGGAAAGGCAGCAGGAGGAAGTTAAGGCTTACGCCAGTCGGGCTGTAAAGCTCGGCGTGTCGCCAGCAGAGCTTCAGGAAGCAGGCACTCTTGTCGCTGGATACGGAATTGCCCCGGCGCTTGTGGAAATGATCTTAGGTGATGACCACGGGCCGTTGTTGACGAAGTATTTAGCAGCAAATCAGCTTGAACTTGAAAGGCTTGTGCAGATGCCGGTGACGATGGCGGCAGTAAGACTTGCGACTGATCTGAAATCTAAAGCCGTTGCCATGAAACCCAAGGTAACCACTGCACCTGATCCACTGAACGCCCCTCGAAACGCGGGCATCAGTCCAAAGCCGAAAGGCCCAAAGGGTGCTACTTTTGAATAGGAGCATTTGCGATGCCAAATAATCTATCTAGTAACATTACCCGAAAAGTCGCCCGAGTATTCTTGGACGCCTTTGAGGGTAGCCGAGTCCTGACGAAGACGGTTGACACCCAGCTTCTCAGCAACAAGTTCAACCCTTCTTCTGGTAGCACGGTGGACTTCAAACGTCCCCATGACTACAACACCATCCGTTCGGCTGGCGGTGATATTTCTGCCGCTACCAAGTCGGACATCATCGCCGGTAAGGCCACTGGTACCGTTCAAAACTACTTCACCGTAGCCACTGAATGGACGAACATTCAGGAAGCCCTAGAGCTGGATCAGCTTGAGGAAATCCTGAAGCCGATGGCTGCGCGCATCGTGACCGACCTTGAGGTTGATCTCGCTGCGTATATGTACAAGAACTGCAACCTTTCGGTCGGCACGCCTGGCACCGCCGTCGACGCATGGTCTGACGTTGCGGCCGCTGGCTCGCTGCTTCAGGAAGTCGGCGTTCCGATGAATGACATTTACTATGTCATGAATCCCTACACTCAGCAGGCGCTGGCATCCGCTACCAATGGTCTGTACTCCGCCGAAAAACTGGTGACCAGTTCTTGGACGAAGGCTCAGATCAGCACGCCGTTCGCAGGTCTTCAGGGCATCAGCTCGAACTGCCTTGCTACCTACACTTCCGGAACGGCAACTGACCGCGCTGGCACGCTGTCGGCAACCCCGACCGCAACCTATGTGGCCCACAAGGACACGATGATTCAGGATATTGCGGTGACTGCGTTCTCCGCCAACCTGACCATCAAGGCTG